CTATAGTCGGTGCGAGGCACTAACTAAAGAGGTCGAGGGCCTTCAAGAAAAATTAAACTCATTCCATAGGGATTTTATGGTCCACAGGGAGCAAATGCGAATCTTCTTCGCTAAGGAAGAAGCCAAGGCAGAAGCCAAACAAGAACTTAGGAGGGAATTAAATGAGTAGTAAACCAGGATTTAAGACTTCGGAATGGTGGCTCTCACTTGCCGCGTTAATTACATCGGCACTTCTATCGAGTGGCCTAGTCAGCAACAGTTTGGCTCTACAGTGCATAGGTGGCGTTGCTACGCTCCTAACCGCTTTAGGGTACCAAGTATCCCGGTCCTTTGTAAAAAGCTCAGAGAAACGCTCTGAGGCGCTTATGGAGGTGTCTAAGATGGATGCGGGAAAGTCCCAGGACTAGAGAATGCACTGCAAGCTGCGTCAACGCTTGAAGCGGGTCATGGGTCTCTTTTGGCCGCTTTCAGCGTGGACGACATTCGGGCTCGCGGTTCTCTTAGTCTTGATTCTCGAATTAATGACAATCTTTTGGTAGTAGCCAAAGGGTGGGTAAGTAAGGACTGGCGAAGCTCTAAAATCGAACATGGTGTCATGGCCGGAATTAAGTTCCATTGGTAACTAGCTATCCTTCCAATTCCAGTAATGGTCAACCCATCGCGCCCGCCGCCCCGTTGGTCGCGAATCCACATGTATGCGCCCCTTATATAGACCTAGCCCTTTAAATTGGAGTTGGTCAGCTAGGACGTAAAGCTTTAGGATTCCGCGATTAGATATTGAACCGGTGGCGTATGTGATGTCGCAAGCGTAACATTCCCCATTATCTCTAGGAACGTGCCATGACTTAGGCGCTGCGCCTTTTATGCTTGCGTTGTATTCTTTACAGCGGATACCGCTTGTCACCTTAAGAGGACCGGCGACATCTCTTAATTTCTGCAATAGCGCGATATGCTTCGATGACATAAACCCACTAGCACACCCACAATTACAAGAGAATTCCAAGCTATGAAAATTCTTTGATAATCTTCCCATCCTATACCCCTCCGAAGCGGGACCGACGACAAAGCCGTGGAGGTCTAATCAGCTATGCTAAAAGAAGCCGCCGGACCCGCTAAAGAATAACGGGTAATCCTGGAAAGAGCTACCCCTCTTTTTCCTGCTTTTCCGCGCTCTCTTGAAGCTCCCAGAGCTTTTTGATTATTTTGCTAGTTAAATCAACAGCCTCTTGCTCCTCATCCTTAATGGCTTGAACCGCATCGTCGATAATGCTGTAGATGGTGATTAAAGCATTGTGAATATTGAGTATTGCCCAAGACAATGCGACCGCCCCAAGGCAACAGATGGCCGTGTCTGCTACGGTTCTGGTTATTTGGCCAAGCCCAAGGACCATAAGAACAGGCCCAAAGGCACAAGATAATAAAATTAATATGCGTTTCATTGTGACACTCTCTCCTCTGCTTCGTAACTAATCTCGCAGTTATCGCTACATCCAAAACGATTGTAATAAATCAGCCCGTAAAGAATCCCCTCTATTAACATCTCGGCGGCAATGGCCTTTTTCGGTACAGCCTTAACCGCTCTTATTTGAACCCCGACGCCGGCCACCGCTCCCGCGTAAATACCGGCAACAGCTAGGCAACAATCTTTACAGCTATCAATTGAAGTTCTACCATTGCACACCGAGCTTCCCTCGGATGGCCCATACAGCTTATTGGTTGGGGGCTTAGGTGGCGCACACGCATAAGGGACTGTCCCAAATTGATACACGGCCGAGCCGCTTCCCGAGCTAACCATCGAGGCGGGGTCAACTCCTATAGGATGTGCCGCACCTTGGTCGCAAACAAGTAGCGCCGTGCTATGGCCAGGTGTTGGGGTTAATGTGGCGCTAGGCATTTGAAAGCCTTGCATACCTAAAGAACTTACATATTTTTCTACTCTATTAGTGTCCACGCATTGAATAGTGTTGTCGCTATTTGCTACACAAATTTGGTCATAGCCGCCCGAGCCCGTCGCTAAACGAGTCGCCGCTACCCCAACCATTACCATCGGCGCTAGGTATCCCAGGCCGCTCCCTTTTTTTGTTTCCATCTTGTTGCTCCTTAGGACTCAATAATGAGCCCATTGTTTAGTAAATTATCAATCCCCTTTATTTCCCCCAGAGGGGTCATATTACTACCACTCACTGATCTTACCCTTGGCTTTTTCCGGTCGTCCCTTCTCCATTCTAGCTTGATACAATTCTTAGGATTTTTAAAAGCTTCAAGAAGTAGCCTCTCCTGCTTTGGAACCCATCTGTTGGCCTTGCACTGGACCAGAACACACCAGTGCTCTCCTATGCCAACGATGTCCCACTCTCCTAAGCTTGCCGCAGACCGGCAGCATTTAAACCCAACGGACTCTAGAAGCTTCATTGCTTCATGTTCGATTCGGTTCCCCTTGGCTTTAGTGTTCATGGGTTTCGTTCCCGTAAGTTATTTTTTCGAATAAGCCTTTCTTTTTTCCAAAGTTGGTGTGCTCCCAAAGTCCATTTCTTTCCAGGTAAGCGCGGAATTCTTCGGCGGCAGCTTCTACTTGTTCGTTTGTACACAAATCCCCAAGAGCAATAACTATGCGACTGCACTCTTCGCGTGTTTTCTCGGTAGGGGCTGTTGACGCCAGAATTAAAGCTTTAGCTAAGAAACGCATTGTTACGTCGTCTTTCAGTAAAGGCTCTTGAAAATCTTTTTTGTTTCTCATTATTTGCTCTTTCGTTAATGACACGTTTGTAGAACTTGGCAGATTGATATTAAGATAAGAGCAGCAGCAACCCACTCCTCTGTCGATATTCCCCTCATCCCCGCAACCCCCCGCATAATCATTACCCCTCCCGGCTCTGATACCCTGGACAATCCTCCGCCAAGTTCTTTTGTTCGTCAAGACTCAGTGGGCGCGTGAAACAAAACGCGGAGCATACCCAATCCCCATCCTTGAGCGGCGTAGAGAATTGGCACGTCCTGCAATTACGCTCTTTCGTTTCTTCCCCCTGGTGACAAATCTCGTAATGAGGACACCTAAAGGATTTGCAGATATAGTAATCGGGGCGCTCGGATAATTTCTTTGGCGGCGAATCCGCGAAAATAATTCTAGCGGCTTTGTCGTCAAGCTCACCAGCATAGTAAGAGTCGTATTTAACGCGCTCCAAATAATAGCGGTCGTCGTCTTTGCATACAGCAATGTACACCGCTCGGGCCATTCCAAACTTGAGCATATACATTTGCATTTGAGCGTAGTGTTGGGGCTTGGACTTCTCAACTCCATCCTTTACCAGAACGTCGAAGGATTTTTTGTTATGGGTTTTGAATTCGCCAACGTGCCAAGTATTGGGGGCCTCCGCGAGTCCAAGAATGGCCGCATCCATAGAGCCACCGAAGTGGCCGCCGTGCGCCTCAAATCGCCATTGCTTACCTTCCTCGGGGCCTTCGGATACCTCGCAGCCGGCGAGCCGCAAATCGCCTATGATATGGGGTTCCTCAACATGACCTCGCCTAAAGAGTCGCAAAATGCGACCGGAGAAGTCGGGGGCGGTGAACCAGAGAAAAGAATACCAAAGGAACCGGTCACACTGGTGGCCAATAAGAGAGCCGCCCAGGTGGGCACGTCGCCAATCCTCTTGGCTTTCCTCGATTCTTTGGTCGATGATTTTAAGAGTGGGCGATTCATAGTCAGGTATTTTTACCATTGGGCTCTCCAAAGGCGTGGAGGGTCCAGGCAGCGAACCGGACCCCCCGCCAAGGTTTTATAGGTTAGAAAGGAAGTTGGGGTTTTTTCTTTTCTTCACCACCTTGGTTTGCCCACGGCGGAACCACTCCACCGTTAGAAGGTGCGGCGACAGCGGGAGAATTCTGGGCTGGAGCGTAACTCTTAATTACGTTGCTCGCATCCCAATCGCCTTGCGCCGCTCGGATATCAACTTTGATTTTCATAGCTTTGTTATGTAGCTCGGCCGAGTCCTGCACCGGGCGATTAAGCCCAACAGCCTTACAAATACTCGCCAAGTTCTTACGAGCGATTTCGACCGCCTTAGGGTTTTTGTTTACTAAGTTTAAGTTAGTCCACAAAAGCCGATTAACGTGCGGCCCGTCCATGATGGTAAGGGTCAGCTTAAGATATTCGCCATCATTCGCCCTAGTCGAGCGCATTTCGCTATCTGTAATCATAGCGATGTAGACGCCGGCCGGAATCGGGTCAAAAGATTTTTGTTCTTCAAAGTCATTGGGGTTAAATCCACCTAAATTAGCCATGTTACTCTCCTAAAATTTTCTTTTTAATTTCTGCTAGGTTTGGGGCCTCGTACATATCAAGCGCCCCGCTTCTATCTTTAGCCAGATATTGGCCATCATTCTGGCATTGTAGCCAACGCTTAACCTCTCCACTTTCCGCATCTCGGTGAACCCGCAAACAAAAAAGTTCATCGAATAGAAAAGGGATTGATTGGGATATTTTATTTCCTGGTAAACCAGGCGACCAAATAAGGCCAGAATCACTCTGGATTCGCTCCGTCTTACAAGACATGTAAACGTGCTTGTCTAAGTCTCTAAAGCTTTTGATAAGCTTATCCATTGTAATAGCTAACTCGCCGTATGCGCGGCGAGGGTCCTTAGACTTGGCCCGCTCGCTTGTTAAAACTTGCTCGGCTATTTCCGAAATTGAATCGAGGCACACCCACTGAATTCCGCGAGCCTCGTCCGAGTCGCAAATCCAGGCGTAAGCCTCAAGTACATCCTCTTTTGATGTGCATTCGATGGCGGTCATGTTGCTATCACGCAACGAGAGTAGGCCGCCTTCGGCGCTAATGATAACCGTTTCATCCAGCGCCCCCGTGGTGGCGCAAAGGCGAGTTTTCCCCGCCCCCGCTTCCCCGTGGGTGCAAATCTTCAAGCGGTATTGCCCCTGATCATTGGTTTTAATTAATTTCATAGAAGTTCCACCTTTACCTGAGTCTTAGCTGGCTTGGTTGAAATTGCCTTAGAGATAAATTTAAACAAATCAGGGTTCGCTGATTCAATAGCCCGAAGCTTGGGAAGGTCGATACTTTCCTTTACTTTTACCGGCTGCAAATCTTCGGGAATATCGTCTTTGATATTTGCCCAAACTTCCGGGTCAAGACTTCGCGTTAGCTTCCCCACGGTGGAGCATTTGAAGTACCGGGTTTTAGTCGTACATGTGCCTTCCTCTTTAGAGTCGGTTATCTGGAGAATGATATTCTCCACCTCTATTCGGTTCTGCTTGGCCTTTTTCTCGACCTCCGCATACTCCCTATGCTTTTGGCATAACTTATCTAGCTCTGTTACGTCACTCATTATAGCTTCCTTTGTTCATCAACATTGTTAATCATTCTCATTT